AAGCTCAAGCTGGAACAGCGGATCAAAAACGCCGAGGACGCCCTGACCCGGCAGAAACAGAAGCTGGGCACGACCGCTGAAGCGCTCAAAGGCGCGGAGATCAGTACAGATGATCTGGGGGAAGCGCAGACCAGGCTGTCCGCCCAGCTTGCGGAGCTGACCGCCCGACAGCAGGACGCCGCCCAAGGCGCGCTGACTTTCGGGGAAAAGACCACCCAGTCGTTTGAGGCGGTACAGAGCGCCATTGCGGCCGCCGGAATCGCCGCCGCGCTGCATGAGATCGGCGGCGCATATCTGGACTGCATCACCATTGCCGGAGATTTTCAGGCGTCGATGTCCACAGTGGAAGCGCTCTCCGGGGCGACCGCCGATGAGATGGAAGCCCTGACCGCCAAGGCAAAAGAGATGGGTGCGGCTACGAAATTCACCGCACAGGAAGCATCCGAAGCCATGCAGTATATGAGCATGGCCGGATGGGACGCCGCATCCATGACAGCCGGCCTTAATGGGGTCATGCAGCTGGCGGCGGCTTCGGGAGAAGAGCTCGGGACGGTGTCCGACATCGTGACCGACGCCCTGACCGCCTTCGGGATGACCGCGCAGGATACCAACCGGTTTGTGGACGTCCTGGCCGCGACTGCTACAAAATCGAATACCAATGTCTCGATGCTGGGGGAATCGTTCAAATACGCGGCCCCCTTGTGTGGGACGTTGGGGTATTCGGCGCAGGACGCGGCGGTGGCGCTGGGTCTCATGGCCAACAGCGGCATCAAGAGCAGTCAGGCGGGCACCACCCTGAAAACAGCGCTGGCCAACCTGTCCGCTCCAACCAAAAAGCAGGCCGGGGAGATGGAGCGGCTTGGCATCTCGATGACCAACGCGGACGGGACCATGAAGTCGTTGGCACAGCTGACCGACAGCCTGCGCTCCTCCTTCTCGGAACTGAGTGAGGCGGAGCAGACAGCGGCGGCAAGCACCATCTTTGGCAAGGAGGCTATGTCCGGGATGCTGGCGATCATCAACGCCAGCCAGGCGGACGTGGACAGCCTGACCCAGAGCATCTACGGCAGCGCCGGGGCCGCGCAGCGGATGGCTGAAATCAAGCTGGACAACATGAATGGACAGCTGGTCCTGATGAAGTCCGCATGGGACGCGCTGAAAACCTCGGTCGGGGAGCAGTTCACCCCGGCTATGCGAGATCTGTACAAGGTTGGGACCGACGTATTCACCGGGGTAGACCAGTTTGTGCAGGATTCTCCGGGCGTGGTGGGCGCGGTTACCGGCGTGGTCGGTTCGGTCGCTGCCCTGACCGCCGGGATAACCGCCTATACGGCTGTTACCAAGGTGGCTAAGGCGCTCGATCTTGCGGCGATGTTCACCGGCCCCGCAGGCATTATCCTCGGGGTAGGCGCTGCGGTCGGCGCTCTGGGCGGGGCGATCTACGGGATGTACCAGCGGGCGCATGAAGGCGTACCGGAGGTAGAGGAACTGACCCGGGCGGCGAGCGATCTGGGTGAGGCGGCACAGCAGGCGGGCCTTTCGATCGGGCTGGTTGCCACCGAAACACAGGCGGGCATCGACACCGCCAATCTGTATATTTCCCGGCTGAAGGAGATCGAAGCCGCGACGGGCGGCAACGTGGCCGGAAATGAGGATTACCGGAACACGCTGACCCTGCTGACACAGGTCATGCCCGAGCTGGCCGGTCAGATCGACCTGACCACCAACTCGATCGAGGGCGGCACCGCCGCACTGGAAGCGTCGATTGCGGCCATGCAGAAAAACGCGGAGGAGCAGGCCCGGACGGATAAGCTGACCGACCTGCTGTCCAAGCAGGCGGCGGCAGAGCAGGAGCTGGCCAAAAACAAGCTGGACAGGACCGCTGCGGAAATCCGGCTCGCGGAGATCGAGAAACAGCGGGAACCGCTGGAAGAGCGGCTGAAGGAGCTTTCGTGGGAAGCAAGCCGCAACGGGACAGACCTGACGGCGGAATATTATGAGCAGGCGGAACGCCTGAAAGAGCTGAAGCTCGAACAGAAACAGACTCAAAATACCCTGAAAAATCTGAATACCGCGATTGAGCAGGGGGAGACCGCAGCGCTGTCCGCACAGGATGCGCTCCGGGATTACAACGCTGTTCTGGCCGAGCAGGCCGGGGTGTCGCAGGAGGCGGCAGGCCAGATCAACCTCTTGACCGGCGTGATCGACAACACAGCCAGCCATGTGCAGCTGCTTGTGGACGCCTACAACGAATCCTATGCCGCGGCGCTGGAATCGGTAGAGGGACAGTATGCGGTCTGGGACAAAGCCGCCGCTGTATCCGCGACCAGCGCGGCCAACATGGCCTCCAACATCGAGGGACAGCGGCAGTACTGGGAGGATTACGCGGCCAACATGGACCTGCTCCTGGGCAAAACCGCAGAGGTCGAAGGGCTGGGAGCGATGCTGGCCAGCTTTGCGGACGGGAGCGCCGACAGTGTCAACGCGATTGCGGGGCTGGCAGATGCGGTCAATGCGGGCGATACCGATACATTGGCAGAGATGGCGGAGCAGTGGCAGGCGCTTCAGGATGCACAGTCGGAAGCCGCGCAGAGTATCGCGGACCTGCAAACCGGGTTCAGCAGCGAGATGGACGCAATCCAGAATCGTCTGACGGAGCAGATCTCCGCCATGGATCTGGGGGACGAAGCCCTCAAAAGCGGGCAGGCGACCATTCAGGGGTATCTGGACGCGGCGGAAGGGATGCTGCCGCAGGTGCGGGAAGCGTACGGGCGGCTGGGTTCCGCGGCCGCTGCCGCGCTTTCCGGCGGCGGGGGCAGCGTGTCGGTTACTCCGCAAAATGCCTACGCATCCGGCACCCAGAGCGCCGAACCTGGCTTTGCGCTGGTCGGCGAGGAGGGGCCGGAGCTGGTCTGGTTCAACGGTGGGGAAAAGGTCATGGATGCGGGACAGACCGCGTCCATGCGGGCACAGCCCGCCCTCTCCGCATTAGTCGCGCCGGTCACCGGCAGCGAGAGCGGTTCTCCGGTGAGCATCCAGATTTCCTTCAATATTCAGGGGAACGCGATGCCTGAAACAGTGGCGTCATTACAGGAATTCGGGGACGATTTTGCCCAGCGGGTGCAGGATGTGGTATCCGGCATGCTGGCGGATCGGGAAAGGCGGCGGATGGCATGAAAAGCTATATAACAACTCAGGGAGACATGTGGGACAGCATCGCGCAGGACCAGATGGGCAGCACCGATCATACCGGGCTGCTGATGCGCGCCAACATGAGGAATGCCCTGCTGGGGGCTTACATCTTTCCGGCGGGAGCAAGGCTTGTAATTCCGGATATCCCGCAGCGGGCAAGCGGCGGACTTCCGCCTTGGAAGCAGGTGAGCAGATGAGCAATCGGAATCTGGCCCGCCGGACGGTGGCGGAGATTGCCTTTGACGGGGTGGACATCACCAGGTCTATCCGACCGTATCTGCTGTCGGTCTCCTATACCGACAACGAGGAGGACGAGACCGATGATCTTCAGATTGCCCTACAGGATCGGGGACGGATCTGGACCGAACAGTGGCTGATGGACGCGATCGAGGCGGCAGCGGCGGAAAAGCTGTCAATCGAAGCGGTGCTTCTGCGGGAGAACCAGCACAGCAACGGCAAGGACGTCCTGCTTCCCTTCGGGACGTTCGAACTGGACACGGTGGAGGCTTCCGGCCCGCCAAACAAAATCACCATCAAGGCGACCTCGCTGCCCTTCCACGCCGCAATCCGCCAGACAAAAAAGTCAAAGGCGTGGGAAGGGTACACACTGTCCGGAATTGCCAATGAGATGGCCGCAAACAGCGGGATGATCTGTATGTACGAATCGTCTGTCAATCCGTATTATGCCCGGGTGGAGCAGATCAGGACAAGCGATATTGCCCTGCTGCGCAGGCTCTGCCATGAAGCGGGCATCTCCCTCAAGGCAACCAACAAGATTCTCGTGCTCTTCGATCAGGCGGAATATGAAGCCAAGAACGAGATTCTGACCATCCGGCGCGGGGACGGGTCCTATACCCGGTACCAGATCGGGACGGGTACGGCGGATACGCAGTATGCATCCTGCCGGGTGCGGTATGAGAACCCCGCAAAGGGCCAGTGCATCACCGGGATTGCCACTGATGACAAGGTCAAAAATGGGCAGCAGCTGGAGGTTGCCGCGCGGGTGGCCAGCCCGGGGGAGGCGAAAACGCTGGCGGAAAAGATGCTGCGGCTGCACAACAAGTTCGCCAAGACCGCCAGTTTCACGATGGTCGGCAATCCCGCGCTGGTGGCAGGCGTCACGATGCGGCTTCGGGGGTTCGGCGGCTGGGACTGCAAATATATCATCAGCCAGGCGGTACATACGGTGGACGGGTCAGGCTATACGACCAGAGTCCGGCTGCGGAGCGTATTGGAGGGATACTGATGGATGAGACAAACGTCCTGCAAAATCTGGTGCGGGTGGGCGTTGTTACGGCGGTGAATCCGGACAGCCGCACTGCCCGTGTGCTGTTTGAGAGCAGCGACGAGATGTGCTCCGAATGGCTGGCCGTACTCGACTCCCATCCGCATATCTCGGCTTATGATCCTGCACCCCAGCAGACCGAAATTGCGGGGCCAGCCGGTGCAGGAGCGGCGGAATTTGAAGCGCATGTGCATCCTGTCGTCGTTCTGCCGTGGCTGCCGAACGTGGGGGACAGGGTGGTCACGCTGTTCCTGCCGGTCGAGAACGCGCACGGCTTCGTATTGGGGGCGTATCAGCCATGGCAATGATCGGCTGTCTGGGGGACATCGCGTTTACCGTGTCGTCCTCAGTGGTGCGCACGCTGGACAACTTCCAGTGGTCGGGGTCTGCCCGGTATGCGGCCCACCAGCGGCATCTGGGCCGGGGGCTGTTGGAGTTTACCGGCGTGGACCCGGATAAGATCTCCTTCGACATGACTTTGTCTACCCAGCTGGGCGCGTCCCCCTCCCGGGAAATCTCCAAAATCGCCAAGTACGAGAGCAAGGGTCGAACCCTGCCGCTGACCATCGGCAGCAAGGCGTATGGGACCTACCGTTGGGTGATTACCGGCCACAGCGTCAAAGCAAAAACATTCGACCGGCGCGGGAATCTGTCGGTGGTTGTAGTATCTGTCAATTTACAAGAATATGTGAGGCGGTGAAAGATGAGTTATCTTGCGAGCGCGACCGATCTTCGGAACATCCGGTTTCAGGAGCGGGACACGCTGTCCTCGATCCTGCAAAATATCGCGGTGCTGCTGTCCACTCCCAGAGGGTCGGTGCCGCTCTACCGGGAGTTCGGGATTGCGGCCAGCATCCTGGACCGCCCGATCCCGGTTGCAAAGGTCATGATGATTTCAGACATCCGGGAAGCGGTCGAGGAGTGGGAACCCCGGGTCACCGTCCTGGATGTGGAGCTTGCGGAGGACCCGTCCGACCCGGGGAAGCTGATCCCAACTGTGGAGGTGGAGATAAACGATGAGCAGGAATCCGGAATATGAGTTTGTATCAATGGATGCGCAGGAAATCCTCTCGCGGGCAATCGCGGCATATGAGACGCTGACCGGCATGACCGTCCAACCGGCCAGCCCTGAGATGCTCTTTTTGAGATGGCATACAGCAATAATCCTACAGGAACGGGCGCTCAACAACTACACCGGAAATCAGAACATCCCGAGCCGGGCGGAGGGGGAAAACCTTGATGCGCTGGGGGAGCTGTTCCTGGAGCACGAACGGCCGGACGCAAAATCCGCCCGCTGTCGTGTGCGGTTTGAAATCTCCCAGGGTCAGCCGTTCCCGGTTCTGATTTCCAAAGGGACGCGGGTGTCAGATGCAGGCGGGGTACTGGTCTGGGAGACCGAGGAGGATGCCCTGATTCCGGTCGGGAAAACGTCCGTGGACGTTGAGGTGGCCTGCCAGACGCCGGGGACGGTAGGAAACGGGTATCTCCCCGGACAGATCGACACGATCGTAGACCTGTACAGCTACTGCACCGTCTGCCGCAATGTTACCGAATCGGAGGGCGGGGCCGACGCCGCGACCGACGAGGAATACTACAACCTGCTGCGGCTGAGCCAGGACGGATGGAGCACCGCGGGCAGTACCGGGAGTTACACCTACCACGCCATGCAGGTGTCCACCGAGATCGCGGACGTGGTCCCGAATTCCCCGTCGCCAGGGGAGGTTTACCTCTATGTCCTGATGAAGGGCGGAAAACCGGCCGGGGAGGAAATCAAGAAGGCAGTATACGAGAGATGCAGCTCAGACAAGGTGCGTCCGTTCACCGACCATGTGCGGATGGGCGACCCGGAGATTGTCCCCTACGAGGTCGACCTGACCTGGTACAACCATGCGGATTCTCCCGTC